TACAAGTTCAACTAAACTTATAGATGAGTTGCGTGAAGAAGAAAAACATTTACTAGCAACTAAAACAACAATTGAGGAGATTACTAAAGATGAAACCCAAGCAGCTGAGAGCATTAGAGGAGATGCCGACGGAGACAGACACTCTTCAAGTGAAGAAAGTACGATTAGAGACACCGATGGGGAACATAGAGAGTGATAGTGGCAATCATCTAGTCGATGTAGGCACTATTATACTTATTATGATAGCGTTTTTTGCTATCAAAAGATTTTTTAAAACAGCGTAAAGGGGGAATAATGCCTTACGGACCTGGAACATATGGCAGTAAGCGTGGTAGGCCTAAAAAGAAGAAAAAAAATAAAAATGGCTCTACTACTCGAAGAAAAGCTAAGCGAGCAGCTCGAAAGTAATGGATTACGAAGAGCAATATGCGCAAAAGCAAGTTTTGCAAAAATTGTATGGGAATATGGCACTTTTTGGAAGAATGTGCTTTCCCTCAGCATTAAGGAAAGAGATACCTCCCTTCCACAGCGATATATATCGTGCTCTTTCTGATGACAGTGCCCGAAGAGTGGCAATAGCTGCTCCTCGGGGTACTGCTAAATCTACAACTACAAGTTTAATCTTTCCTTTATGGAGAGCAGCATTTAAGCGGAGTGACGAAGATTTATTTATAGTAATTATATCTGAATCTCAAGCGCAGTCTATTAACTTTTTATCAAGGTTAAAGTATCACCTAGGAAACTCCGATAGGTTTAAAGAGCTATTTGGAGATTTGGGCCCAACAACAGCGAAACGTTGGACTAACACTGATGTAGTACTAGCTAATGGTACAAGAATCATCGCAGTTGGTACAGGGCAACGTGTTCGTGGTTTTATTGAAGGTGACACACGTCCTAATCTGATAATAGTTGATGATTTTGAATCAGAGCTAAATGCATTTACTGTAGAAGCTAGAGTTAAAAATCGTAGATGGATGACTGAAGCCGTTATACCATCATTATCTGATGACGGCAAGATAGTAATGATTGGTACAGTGATATCCGAAGACTGTTTTCTTTATTGGGTTAAAGAAAGCTCCGCTTGGCAAGTATTATGGTATGCTATTACGGGAGATGATGGCAAATCTATATGGCCTGACAGGTTTCCAATGTCTAGAATTAGACAAATAGAAGAAGAATATAAATCTGTTGGTAATATCAATGGATTCTATCAAGAGTATATGAATATAGCTCAATCTCCTGATTCAGCTCCATTCAAACCAGAGTGGATGAAAACACATCAATATGATTATAAACGTATTGATGGTCAAAATTGCTTAGTGCGTACTATTGGAGAAGAAGAGAAAATTATACCTGTAGATATTTATGGAGGAGTTGACCCAGCATCATCATTATCAATGCGAGCTGACTTTTTTGTTATCGCAATGATTGCTGTAGATGCTAATAATAATAAATATGTAGTAGATATGTTTAGAGAAAGAATATCTCCAGAAAAACAACCACAAAAAATTATAGATATGTACAAAAAGTACAAACCTAGAAGAATTAAAATTGAAACAGTAGGTTATCAAGAAGCACTACGTACGTCTGTAAGAGAAATAATGCGTACAGAAGATTTATATATACCAGGCTTAGAAGCTGGTGTAAAGCCAAGAACACGAAAATCGGAAAGATTACTATCATTAGTTCCTATGTTTGCTAAAAAGCAATTTCACTGGAGACCTCAAGACATAGAAGGCCAAAAAGAATTTATGTCTTATCCGAAAGGAAAGCATGATGATATTATGGATTCTGTATGGACTGCACTTGATGGACATAGACCTTGCAGGCAGAAAGAATTTGAAAAAGTTGACGAAAATCACAATTTCAAGCAAAAAGTTCTTGACTGGCTTACACTTTAAGGTGTAAATTATGACCATGCCTAATCGTCCAAATTACAATAAATCTGATAATTATCAAGATTTTGTGAATGAAACTCACAATATTTACGATATTTATTCTAAAGAACGTGATAATTGGGCGCAACAGGCAAAAGAAGATAAAGAGTTCAGGTTAGGCAGACAATGGACTAAAGAACAAGAGGATGTATTAAAAGCTAGAGGTCAAGCGCCAATAGTTGTTAATCGTATACATCCTGCAGTTGAAGCAGCAAAAGCTATGCTTACTGCAAATAGACCTTCCTTTAGAGTAGCTCCTCGAGAAGATTCCGATAATAAAGTTGCTCAAGTTTTAAGTAATTTATTAGCATATATGTATGATATATCTGATGGTACTACTATCGTTAGGCAAACGGTAGATGATTATTATACAATGGGTGTTGGATATATTAATGTATATCAAGACCCGTTAATGGATATGGGTAAAGGCGAGGTGTGCATGCATAATGTAGACCCAATGGACGTATATGTAGACCCTAATTCTAGACATAGATTCTTTGATGATGCTGATAATATTATTGTTTCACGAATGTTTACAAAAGCTCAAGCATTAAAAATGTATCCTATGTATGAACAAGCTATACAAACAGCTGGTAGTGACCAGCGATGGGATACTCCTGAAACAGGAAGGTCTACAGATAATTACGCAGCTACTTTCCCAGAAGATGTTAAAAATGTACAAGATGAAGATTATATACGTGGTTATGAGCGTTATATGAAAATTCGTGTACCGAAATATAGAATATTTGAGCATTTTAGTGATAGAGAAGCAATTTGGGATGATAATGAAATGGAAGAATATGCTTCTCAGCCTGCATGGATATTAAACGGGGAAAAAGTATTAACTGACCCTGAGCAAGTCCAAGCAATACGTGAACAGTTTATCATGCAACAAATGCAAGAACATGATAATGCTCGAATGGAATTAGCTGCAGCAGGTGAAGACCCAAATACAGTAGGCTTAGAGCCTCAGATACAAGAACCTCCTATTGAAGAAACTAATTTTCAAGGCTTAATAGATAGAGGGTTTATTGATGTAGTGCAAATTACTGTTGAGAGAATTAAACATTGTGTAATTATGGGTGACCAATATTTATATTCTAGAATTTTACCAACAGATAAATATCCAATAGTAGCATTTACTAATATACATACTAGAACCCCGTATCCAACATCTGATGTAAGGATGGTAAAAGGTTTACAAGAGTTTATTAACAAAACTCGTTCATTAATTATTGCACATGCTACGACATCTACTAATGTTAAAATCTTAGTACCAGAAGGTAGTGTGGATATGAAGACTTTTGAGCAAAAATGGTCTCAACCTGGTGTTGCGATTTCATATGACCCTACAGATGGTCCTCCAATGCCAGTTCAACCAAGTCCACTACCTAATGAATTATATAATAATGAAACAACTGCAAAGTCTGATATTGACCATCAGCTAGGTTTGTATGAAATGATGATGGGTAATACTCAGGCTGCACCGCAAACATACAAAGCTACAATATCTTTAGATGAATTTGGACAAAGAAAAATTAAATCTAAACTTGCTGATATTGAAGCTGGGTTAAGTCGAGTTGCTCAAGTTGCATTACCTTTAATGCAACAATTATATACAACGCAAAAAATATTTAGAGTTGTTCAACCAAATAACTCTTTAAGTGAGTATACTATTAATAAAAAATTAGTTGATGATAAAACTGGAGAAATTGAAGTTGTTAATGATATAACAACTGGTTTATACGATGTCGTTTATGTAGCAGGTTCTACCTTACCTACAAATCGATATGCTGAACTAGAATTTTATATGGATGCATATCAAAAAGGATTAATCGATAGACAAGAGGTTCTGAAGAAAACAGAAGTATTTGATATGGAAGGTGTATTAGAGCGTATTGATTTAATATCGCAATTACAACAACAAGTACAATCGTTATCAGAACAAAATAAACAACTTAAGGGTGACTTGCAAACTAGAGATAGAGAAGCAGTCAATCTTCGTAAGAAAGTTGAAGTTGAGAAGTTTAAATCAGACTTGGATGGTGTATCAAACAAAGCAAAAGCCGCCAATACTCTGTTTGAAAAACGTCTTGATGACAACATGTCCGTGCTAAAACGTGATATCGGGATAGCAATGAAAGAAACAAAAAAAACAGCTTCACCTTCTAAGGACAAAGAAGCAAGCTAAAACTAAGGAATAATGTACAATGGAAGAACAGAAAAATACGGATACCCCTCAGACGGCAAATACTACTGGCATAGATGCTTTTGGTGCGCCTGAAATTTCTGAAGGCTCCGATAATAACTTATCCGTTGAAGAGGCTTTTTTCAGCCCTACGGAATCAGATAATCAATCAGCCCCTCAAGAAGGACAACCTGTTGATGAATCAGGAAATGCAACGCAAGAAGTGCCATATGAAGCTAAAAATGACGAGAAACGTTATGAGTATTGGCAGTCTCAAGCGGCTAAAAAAGAAAACGAGCTAAATGCTCTTAAACAAGATGTTGCTGCAGCTATTCAAGCACAACGTGCTCAGCAAGCTCAGCAAGCTCAACAACAGCCACAAGGACAATCTGCGCAAAGAGAATTTCCGCCACCTCCACAAAAACCTGAAAAACCTCGAGGGTTTTCTCGTGAAGAAGCTTGGACAGACCCAAATTCTGCGAGTGCCCAATACTTAGATGAAGTAGAGACATGGCAAGATAATATGAACCAATATCGTGATTTACGAAGCCAGTATGACGTTGCAGTCTTACGGGAAAAATTCGATAATCAAGAAAAGGCAAAAAGAATAGAGGAGGCTAAACGTCAAGAATGGGCTAGAAGCAATGCTCAAAAACAAGAAGTTTACGAGCATGTTCAAGGTCATTATGGTCTTGACCCTCAATCTGCCGAAGAGTTTGTTAATACAATGTCAAACCCTGAATCTATTAATCTAGATAATCTTGTGCAGTTATATAGAATGAATAAAGCTGGTAGTACTCAGGTACCATCGCAAGGACCAAGTGAAGCGTTTCAACAAACAAAAAATGCTCAACAAGTTCCTTCACCGATGGGAGTTATGCCTGGACAAGGAAATCAACCACAACGTTCTGATACTGACACAATTATGGATGATTTAATTAACTCTCATAAGGCCAAGAATCCTTGGACTTAAGGGATAAACTGTAAAAGGAGAAAAAAATGGGAACATTTTTTAGTTCAAATGCAGGGAACACAGTTCAAACTAACAACGTCAACATTAATGATACTCGTAGAGTATTTAATTTTGGTGACCGAGTAGCAGAACTTGCTCCACAGCAGTCTCCTTTCTTTGTATATCTTTCTAAAGTAGCGAAGAAAGCGACTGATGACCCTGTATTTAAATTTTTGGAGCAAAGACACCAATGGCAAAGACGTAACTTTGAATGGGTTAGTACTGGTGATGAATTATCAGCTGCAGGTGATACTGCTGTTGGTACTGCATTAGCCGCTGGTGAAGATGTTAGAGTTACACAAAAGTATGATAAGTATGGTAATATTCATGCAGGTTCGAATGTTAGAGCTATTGTACCTGGTTGTATAATTGCATTAACAGACGACAATAATGTTGTGCAACGATTTAAAGTTCATGAAGACTCAACTGTAACAGAAGGTACAGGTACTTACGATACTTCTGATGCAACTAAAACTATTTATCATGAAACTGACACTGGATATACTACAATTAACGGTGAAGCATTAAGTCCTATAGGCGGTGCATGTCCACAAAACTTTACGATGGCAGCTGGACAAAAAGGTCAAATTATTGGCAGTGCATGGTCTGAAGGTTCTGGTGCTCCTCTTGGTTGGGAAGATGCTTTATACGACAGAGAAGGATATTGTCAGATTTTTAAAACTGCAATGAATCTTTTTTCTGGAACTGCTATGGCTACTGGTTATAGAGGTATCAAAGATGAGTATAAGCGAGTGTGGTCTGAAAAGCTTATGGAACATAAAATGGACCTTGAGCAAGCATTTTTACTTGGTGTAGGAAACGCTGGAACAGAAACTTCTACAACTACTGCGCCTGTAAGAGCAACTCATGGAATATTACCATATACTGAAACTAACGGTAAAGTATATAATATGACCTATGCTTCATCTGGATATGACGCTTTCTTGGATGCAATGGAAGATTTCTTTGCACCTGAAGGTGGAAACTCAGGAAATAAACTTGTACTTGCTTCAAGAAAAGTTATTACTTACTTGAATAAATTAGGTGCTGGTTCGTTTATGAATAACTCTGTCGGTTCATCACAATATAACTTAGATGTTCAAAACATTGGTGGTGCTTTTGGTCATCAAGTTACTATGGTTAATACAATATTTGGTAATCTACATTTTGTAGCTGAGCCTTTATTTAGAGGACCATGGGAAAATTATTGTGTAGCTGTTGACATGGCTAATGTAGCTTATAGACCATTAGTTGGAAACGGTATTAGTCGTGACACATTTATCGAAACTAATATACAAGCAAATGACGAAGATGGAAGAAGGGACCAAATTATAACTGAAGCTGGTCTTGAAATATCTCTTCCTGAAACTCACGCTGTATTGAAGTTTAGTTAAGGGGGTCGATTATGGCTAACCAAAGTGATTTAACAATTGGTGGAATAGGCGGGGACCCTTCGGGGTCCCATCCAATCGGCAATTTAAACGTTAATTGGACTCAGAGTCTAGATGATAAGTCTATGAAATACACAGCTAATACTATAATGGCAGATGTAGCTGCTGGTACTTACCATACAGGCACTACTGCTAATTATTATAGCGATGAATTGTGTGTAGGCACATTAAGCGTTGGAACGGCATTGGATATTAATGATACTGGCAATGCTCAATTAAAAGCTTGTTGGCAATATTATAAACCAGCAAATGGTAATAATTTTAACAGCGGTAATGAAGTAGTCCCTGGTACTGCAGCTAATTTAGATGCAGGAACTTGGACAGATATTGGGACTCCTCTTCAAAATTATACTATCAATGTAATGAGTCCATACGACCATACTATTGAAGATGCAATGGAAAATGGTATTACTAGGCTGAGAGTTAAATTGGTTGCTACTGATGCTGATGGTGATGGTATAACTCATACTCTTATCAATGCTGCTGTAGCTGCAGTTAATAGCGCTTATGTATTAGCGGGAGCGCCTGATAAACAAGCTAAAAAGAATGACACTATTAATAATCCTGTCACATTTGGCGGTATTGGGGCCGACCCATCGTAGTTAGTTATATAATAATGTAATAGGGAGCTTCGGCTCCCTGTTACTATTTTTAAAAGGAGAAATAATCATGGCAGCATCTGTTAGTCCATGGACAACAAAAGGCACTGACACTAATGGGGGTGCCCAATCTGATGGAAATTTAAATCCAGGAGATAATGAATTAAATACAATAGTGCGAAATGAGTGTCATATCTGGATAGATGGCACTTCTCAGTTTTATACAGAAAATTTTTCTTGGCCTGTGACTGGTGATTTTACAGTATTTTTAAATGCAGGAAAAGACGGCATTTCAAATGATGCAGGAAATGTAGATGTAAATATTGAAGGTAGTGTAGATGGTCAAAATTATACTAAAATGGCTGATTTAGTTACTTGGAACGCTGGAGGAGCTATAGAAGGAGATGAGATTGTTGGTCATGGTGTTTATGACTATGATGCAAATGGAATTTTACCATATATGAGAATAGCTTTAACTCCTAGTGCTGATGCAAGTTCGGTAAATTTAGGTTTAAAAGTGGTTGTACAGCCACATTAATGGAGGAATAAATGGCAGGTTTTGTAAGTAAATGGACAAAGAAAGGTTCGAATTTTGATGGAGTAGATGATGGAGATGCTCTTTTTAAGGGATATACAAATCCTGGTGATACAAGTGCAGGAGAGACTGGTGGCACTGCGGCTAATAACGTTAGATATGCTATGGATGTTCATCCTAGGTATGAATGCCATGTATGGTTAGCAGATGATGGAACTACATATACTGAGCCTTTTGATTTTCCTGTTACAGGAGATTTGACAATAACTCTAAATGCAACAAAATTAAATTTAGGCAATGCTCCTGGCGATTGTACAGTTATAATGCATGGAGGATGTACTGATAATACAAATACAGATGTTGTTTTAGATTCATTGGGCACAGGTACTTTAGATAATGTAATTCAAACATATGTTTATGATTACGATGCAAATGGCAGAGCTCCTTTTATGAGGTTGTCAATTAAGCAAACAAATGATGTTGACAATACTAGTCAACCTATTAAAGTAGTGGTAACGGGGCATTAAATGGCTGATAATTCTGGATTCCCATATTGTACTAAATGGAAAAATTATCGTTATCCTTTAACTCGCTTGACAAAGACAACGCATTATACTGTTGAAAGTGGAACAGGTCGTTTTGCTGCTTCAAATAGAGAATTAGATATTTATATAGAAGATGATTGGCATGAATTTTCAGATAGCATAAATCAAATTTATAAAATTATTATGCATAACGGAGGTATTGGTACAGGTGATTCTATCAAAACAATAAATCGACCTCGTACATTTATGGATGGAAATGGAGGCGCTGGTACGGATTTAAATACTGGAGCTTATGATGTTGCAGGAGGAGATTTAGGATGGGTAAAATTAGCTAATACTGACGGTGTTAATACAATAGATGTCGAATCTAGTCTTAGAAGTGATGCAGTTAGCATAGAAGGACAAGCGCAAAGTTTATATACTATCGCCCCTGGAGTGCATTTTGGTTTTATGGCTACTAGTTCAACTTTCTATTCAACCGATGAAGAATTTAGTTGGAAATTTAAAACTGGTACTTTAAATGGTCTTCCAAAGATTATGAACGGCACACATTATTGTTGGTTTCAACAGCCAGTTGATGCTGGGGATACAGTAGCTACAGATTTATTGCCTCCTAGTATAGCTAATAATTCTTTTACTGTATTACATAATGTAAGAGATATCATCCCAAAGAGAAGAAGTGGCACGAATTGGGGTTTAACTATACATCTTGAAGGTAGCGTTGATAAAGTTAATTGGAAAGAAATGTATCAATTAACTTCAGATACTGAAGTGGCAGGTCGTTTTCCTGTTGCATTTGATTCAAATGCATTAGATGGTTATGACATGCCATATAAACGATTAAAATTAGAGTTTCCAACAGGTAGTGGAAGTTCTGTAGAGATGTTCCCGTATCAATATACACAATTGGCAATAGTGCCAAATTAAAAGGAGAATGAAATGATTTCAAGAAGAAGAAAAGGATTAAAATCAAAGAGTAGAGCTCGTAGAGCAAGCGTTTCAACGCGAAGAGGAGTTCGAAAAGCTAGAGTAAGGCCAAGGAGATAGATATGCCTTACGGTCCTGGTACATATGGTAAAAAAAGAGGTAGACCTAAAAAAAAGAATAAAAATGGTTCACCTAAAAGACGTAAGGCTAAACGAGGTAAATAATGCCAAAAAAACGACCTGTATATAGCACAAGTGTAGGTGGTCCTTGGCAATCTCCCTCTAAGCCTGATTCTAGGCGTAAAATGAATGTTAAAGATAAAAAAGGTAAGAAATAATGGCTAAAATCGTTAATTTTAAAAATAGAATAACTGATTTAGCTGGTTCTTTAGGTACTGCAGATGATAATGCAATTGAACAATGGGCACTTGATGGATGTTACGATGTAATTAGGCGAATTAAGTCTAATCGAAAAGATGACGTAAATCGCTTTGTCAAGCAAGTTAGTATGGGAACTGGTTCTATTTCTGTATCTCTAGATGATGTTCATCAAGTAATTTCTGTAGAGAATGATACTTATCCAGCAAGATATGTGTCTCCTGCAATGCGAAAAAAAATTACTGACACTGAGTCTATTTATTATGTTAATGAAGATACGGACCCTGTATGGTATATTCATGATGGAAATTTAATTACATTACCAAATCCAAGTACTAGTTCATATTATTATAGTATTCCTGAATATGCAATAAGTGATTTTGACCATGTAAGCAATACATCAAAAATTGCTGATTTTCCACCTGATTATTATGAACATATATGTTTATATGCAGCTATAGAAGTTTTAAAAAGACGTTTATTAGATTTAGATTCAGCTTTACCTTCATCTGTATCAATTCCAGCTTTGCCAATTTTACCTGTAGCTCCTGAAGCTCCTAAGCATGGTACTACATCATATGAAATACCAGATTTACCAGTTTTAGATTTACCTGGATTAGCACTAGATACTGGAGCTGCTAAACCTGGAGCAATGTATTACTTAGAAGATGAAGAAGATATTGAATTATTAAACGGAGCTCTTAGCGTCATGGATAAAAAGATTGCAGAATATGACAAAACTGTCGATAGGGCTATGAAGCAATTTGAGAGAGATAAAGCAATTTGGGAGCGACAAATTCAGCAATTAGAAAAAAATGCAGACTGGAGAGAAGCTGAAATTTCAAGAGAAATTGGACTATATGGAAATAATTTAACTAAATATTCTAGTGAATTAACTGCTTTTAATGCAAGCTTATCAAAAGCTCAAAATGAAATACAAAATTTAGATAAAGTTTTTACACAAAAACGAGACAATATTAAACAAGAATATGACTGGGTAAATGGAAGATTGCAAATGTTATTAGCAAAATATAATGGTTTATTTGGCAATGTTCCTGCTCAACAATAAGGAGATAGAAGATGGCAGCAAATAAAGCTGTAGTTCATGTTTCGGCTAGTGTTTTGCCAGATGAACTAAAACGAACAATATCAGGTACTGCAAGTCATGATTTAAATGACGGAGTAGGTGATGCAGATGCTTGGATATATTATTTAGCAAGTATTGGAACAGCTAGTGAAGTTGTATTAAATGGTACTCCATCATTTTTAGTATCAGCAGGAGATAGCACAGCAAATGTTGCAGCTACTGACAATGTTCAATTTGTAGTATTACATCATACTGGATATCAAAGCGATGGCACTACAAAAACTGCTGATAATGCTTATTTATACTTTAATATACATAATGCAACTGCTGCTGCAGGAGCAGCGAATATGTGGCTTAAACCTGGCGAAGTATGGTGGGGTAGAGTGCATACTAATGAAATACAGGATATTAAAGCTATAGCAAGTACTGGAACTATCAATGTAGCAATGTATGCAATAGTGGATGATGAATAAGCATAATGGCTGCATTAACTGATACAAGTATTAATAGCACATATGTAAGTCTGTTTAAGTCTTCAGACAATGGAGACTTGACAGGTAATACTGCAGGGTCTGTAGTTAATCTTACAGATGGTATAGGAACAAGCAGTGCATTATATATAGGTCGTGATAGGATTGGCATTGGAGAAGATATTCCTAATGTAAAATTAGAAATTACAGATACTAGTACTCAGTTAGAATTAAGCTATAATGATAGTAATAAAACGGAATTTTATACGCATAGTGATGGTTCATTACTTGTTACACCTAGTGGAGACAGAGTTAAGTTAGCAAAAGATTTAACTTTATTAACAAATGTTATTGAAAATTCTGATAACGAAGATTGTATAACACTTACAGCGAACCAAGATGTAATAATAAATCGAAAATTACAATTACTTGGAAACGAAATTTTAGCCTCTGACGGTGGCACTACTATTACATTAGATACTTCTGATAATGTTATAATCGGAAACTATTTAACAGTCGGAGGGAATAGAATAAAAGCTGCTGATGGTGGTACATGTATTACTATGGACAATAGCAGTAATGTTACTATAGCTGGTGATTTGACAATTAGCGGAGGAAATATAACTAATGCCATAACTATAGATGGTATATTAACGCTTGGTTCAACATTTGTAACTACAGACCATATTGATATAAATGCAGATGATAAAAAATTAAGAATTGGTGCAAGTGATGATATAGTAATATATCACGATGGAAGTGATTCACATATTGAGAACAATACTGGTGTTTTAAAAGTTGGAAGCAATAGTGGAATGTCAGGAGGTAATGTAGAAATAGGCCATCAATTAAATTGCGATGTAGTAATGAACAAGCTAACTACATCTGGGAAATTATACGTCTTGAGTAGTCTACAGGCTGACCATGCTGCAAGTCAAGGAGCAAGAGGGTCTATTGAGTCTCTTGGGGGGCTATATGTACAGAAAGATATATCAGTTAATGGTGATTTATTAGGTTCTGGGGCAGCTGGTGGATTCATAATTAAAACAAGTGCTGGTAGCGTAAATAATATGCTTCTTGTAGATAGTGGGGACGTACAATTTGGGAATGATATACAAATAGGACATGGAAAGACTATTAAATCAAAAGGTAGTATGATATTTATGCTTGATTGTGATGATGAT